GAGATTGTAGCTTGCCGTCATCCGTATAGACGGTAGATCAACTCCTAAAGCAGCTCTCTCAGTAGAAATATTGACACCGTAGTTACGGTTAATCTCAATCCAGTGACTACTATTCAGTACGAACGTGATACTCATCGAAGGATCTAGCAGAGTGAATGTAGCTCCTCTTGCCAGTGTGAATTGTCCATCACCACCAGCCCCACTTAGGATCTGAATGTCTCTTGCTGCAGTTACGGACTGCAGGGTTAAAATACGTCCGTTAGTCATGTTCGTAGTGAATGCGTTCTGCAAGTTTGCAGATGCTGGACCTCCAGTATCAACAAAGTGATGAGCTGCTGTTGGTGTAATAGCTCCTATGCTCACATTCAAGACTGTAGGAGATCCACCTCCTGGAGTCTCTTTAGCAGCTTGAATCATTGCCTCCAATGCGCTTTTCACATCCCCTTCAGTACGGGTTGCGTTCGAAATATAGCCAGCAGCTGGTAGAGTTGTCATGATGTTTCACCTTCAGGCTCAATTAACGCAGTATCTGCTACAGGAGGCCGATTCCTCATTAGTCTGGGATCATCGAGTAAGGTCCAGTTCTCCAGACTTACTCCTGGAGGAGGACCAGAATTCATAGCCAGGATATCACTCAAGTGAACGTCTTGAGATGCCAAAGATACTGCTGGAGCTCCTGCCCCATAAATAGTTCCTGAGACTTGACATGCAACAGCAACTGGAGCTCCTGACGTAACAGTATAGCAATGGATCATAGGACCAGGAGATACATTATGATCCCAGACATTAACAACAGTTGGTAAACCTGAAGTGGGATTGAAAGCTGTCAACACTACAGCACTGATTGCTCGGTACTGCTTTGTAACTGGGTACCTTGTTCCTCCCGAAGCAACTGGGAAGGCAGATACAGTCTCTGTTACAATAGCAGCCTTAACTTGGGCTACTAGGTAGGTTACAGTAGCTAGATTAGGTCCTCCAGAAAGGCTCAACTTGAAGTGATAGGTTGTGTTTGAGACGCCTATGATCTTAACAGGCCAGAGCTGCCAAGCTCCGTTAGCATCTTGGTACTCGACTTTGTAGCCATTAGAGTTGAGTACAATCCAATCCAGATAGAGTTCATCGGACTTGCCAACAGTTACTCCAGGAGTATAGTCAAACAAGTAGGAGCCATCTCCTGATTGAACTACCCAGAAGGTGGCAGTATCAACAGTCCACATATGAGTCTTGTCGTTATTCCAGAATAGCGATAGATCGACTTGGACCAGGTTATTTGACACATCAGTCGTCAAGTTGGTCTTGGTACCTGGCCAGTTAGATGCCTTGTAATCTATCTGATGTACAATAGTCTTAGTTGATTCTCCAACTCCTTCCCAATAGACATCAGTCAACCCGAGTGACAAGTTACCCAGAACATCTATTGCCTTGATGAGGAGGGTAACAGGAGCAGGTAGATGTCCAATGCCTTGCGGTGTTGAAGTGCATATACCTAAATGAGCGTCTAATGCAGCATTCCAGTTAGGAGCTGCAGTAGTATCTCTGATCTGATAACGTACAATATATCCTGCTAATCCCGGAGGAATAGGATTGGGATAGTCCCAATAGAGCATCGTTCCTAAGACTCTAGCTCCTGTAGGATCTGGAATACCAGTGTCGCCATTCACTATTCCTGAAGTAACTAGAGGCCCCCACTGACCGTAAACACCTCCGAACAGTCTAAACCGCATCTGTACTTCGTAGCTAGAACCTACCTGTACAGGCTGCAAGTACATTGTTGTGTCTTGAGCTCCTCCAGCAATAAAGACCCAGTTCTCGGTTGACCCAGCCATACGGAATCTGGCTTGAATACTTGTAACCTGGTCAGGCCTACGATTAGCATAAGCCATATTGATCTGAACACGAGCTTCGTATGTTCCTCCTTTCCTGAAGAGGAAGGCAGTAAAGTCAGAGATGATCGCTGTAATTGCTGGGTATGTAGATTCAGGCTGTAGTGTGATACCAGGATCATAAGGAGGTATAGGACCAGAATCAGCATCCCATACTCCTGAAGCCATATTAGTGCAAACTATTGTAGCTGATACATTATCAGCAGGAGTTATGCTCTTAACGAACAGATCCATAACATCGTCAGTAGCTAGTCCATACGAGAACAGACAATCTACTGCTACATCTCCTACTGCTAAGGGAGGACTAATGTTAAAGACGTTCTGAGGTCCTGCAAGGTTTGGAGTTGCCAAGTAAGCAATCTTATTCGTAACTGTCGGTGTTCTAATACTCATAACATAGTTGGAGCCGAACTGCATATCCAGATCTTCGTCAGCAGTAATCTGGGTGATCTGGTTAGAAGCATTCTTGGTTATAGCAATAATACGCCCTGAACCTAGTCCAACGCTAATCACATCGTGAGTGAATAGGATCCAATCACCACGTTCGCAGACGATGTACTCTATATCTGAATTGAAGCTAAACTCCTCAGGCCTCAAGCGTAGCTGTGCAATATGGAACCTAGCAAGACTCCATATCTGGTTCTTATCGGTAACGCCCAGCATATCAACTTGTTCGTATACCCTAGCGTTTGCTGCGGAATAGCCGTCATCATAGACAATACGCTCTATAGTAGCATAGCCTTGAGTCTCGTCTGCGTAACTACATCTCAGAGCGTTAGGGATAACAGGATATAGTCTGGTTGCGCTAAAGTTCCAGGAGTTACGAGGTGTGAAGTGTTGAACAGGGGCTGGCTGAGCTTTGTCAATAGCAACTCCCCATAGACGTCCTCCTCTCAATACCTTGCTAGCTCTCCCTACTGCTGTAACAGTATCGAGCATAGCTGATACACTGGATTGATAGTTCAGGTACAGATTGAAGTCATAACCTTTACTAGCACAGAAAGTATCAAAGTCTTCAATGGAGGCAAAGTCGACTAAGCTATCCGGGACAGGATGTGCATTCCCTACTCCTGTCAGAACTTCCAAGAAGGCAGCAGCGGGGCTCTGAGTCTTCCTAGTGATCCACGTATCAGTAGGCTGATCGTAGTCTCTCATTATACCCCAAGCATCAGCCGAGAAGTTATTGATCACTCCATTCAACTGATCGGTTGCTTTCACCCTCATACTAACCAAAGCTAAGCCAGCATAAGATGTGATCGGAGATTCATGAACAATAGTTCTCAGAGCAGTCCAGAATGCAGTTGACATAAAGCTGTCGGAGGTATCATCAGTAGTAGTCCTTCTGACTCCTACGTCGTATTGACCTTGGAATCCTGTGAGCCAGCTGTAGCCAAAGTGCATGGACCTAGAACTAGCTCCTTGGCAGGTCACAATTCCATTATCACCAACAGGAGCTACATTCCAAGGCCCATTTCCATGTGGCCTCCAACGTATCTGAAACTTAACTGTAACCTGATACTTATTCCCAGACTGCGAATCCAAGTAGAAGATACCCCCTGGGAATATAATATCTAAGGATATCTCATCTGCCTTCAAGTCTGTAGTACGAATAATCTCGCCGATAGGATGAGTCAACGCTAGGTTGAACGCTTGCTCGATCACAGTCCGCGAATACAGTGTGATAGGTTTATCTTCGTTGATATCCCAATTGTCTTCGAAGTTGGCATATCCTAAATCAGAGGCGAAGGTGATTGTGTCACCAGGCTTTACACTCTTACCTGAGCCGAAAGTAAATGGTGCAGAGATCTGCCAACGATCACCAAACACAGGATTCGGAGGAGTATCTGGACCTGCCCAAGAACCCTTATTGTGAATCTGACTTGACTGATATCCACGCCTCTGGTCTAAAGTCACCTCCTCGTAGTCTAAGACGTTAGTATTACCAAACGTCATTCCCGAAGTAGGAACGTGTATAGGACCGTACCCAAGACAGAACAGCACTCTCAGATACTGATTCTTACCTACATACTCAGTATAAGGCAATGCTGCAAAGTCAGGTGTAATCTTGGTATGTCCGAAGAGTCTAGGCAGAACACCAAACGGTCTTGCGCTATTCTGAATGCCTCTCAGGTACATTGTAGGCTTAGTTGAGGTACTCCCTCCCTTTGATGCATCCGATTGAGTAGGTGGCGGCGCAATCATATTGACAAACAAACCGCCCAACAGCATAATGCCGCCTTGCAACAAGCCTCCTACTGTCAACGCCGAAGCTCCAGCTCCGATCAAAGCAGTACCTGTGAAGGCTACTGGTAGTATTGCAGGTAGAATGAATGATGCAGCAATTACAGCAATGAACAGGATAATACGGAAGATACCTTTAGAGCCCCCTCCACCTCCTCTTGGAACGCAGCGAACGGCTACTCTTACCTTTTTCTTAGGATATATTCTATGCCAATACTTACGGTCAATATAGGTACCTTCGATGAAGATATGGGCATAGGCCCGTAAAATTGGATCGGGCTGTACTTCCTTTAAAACCTGCTGTAAGCTCATACCTTCAGGAAGTTTGATACGTAGCTTCTCCATAGTGAATGGATTCGGGGCTGCATATACATCAAAACATATGTCATCTATTTCCTTTGATTCGCCGTAACGGGGGCTCTCTGAAGCAGTAGCAGAGATTAAACTTGAATCCTGACTTTCAACACGTTCGAATTCTAGCACTTCATTCATCAGGAGCCTCTAACCTTACAGAGGTGATATGCCTATAAACGGAGTGTATCCGAGAACTCCACAACGGGCTCAAAATTTCCTCACATACAGAATTACATCCTTCCTCTTGATGGATCATATGCGTGGACGAAACGCATAAGGCAATATGCAGCGGTCTTCCCAGTAGTCTAAGGATTATAACATCTCCGAGCTTGAATCTCCTTAACTTATAGTCAATAGCATACCACTGGTCCTCGACAATGCCCGATAAATCGCGTTCCAAGACTGCTGAGGCTCTTCTAGCGTCTCCTCTCCCAGCATAGTAGTACTCGTCGTGATGAGGTAGTATAATTCCGAATCGCTCTTTCAAGACTAGGCAGATAAGCCCCCAGCAATTGGTACCTTCTCTCGTATAACCGTTCTCCTTGAACGGTATACCGATATAGTATCTAACCCACATAGGACCACGAATTGGCATGTTGGAACCTAAAGGCCGAATAGACCAGGGAATCGTCCAGGAGTATAAGATCCTGCAGGGTACGGTTCTGTAATGTATTGCTCTACGCTGATGTCTCCTGTGATGATCAATGCGTCATATTGGATACTGTTCAAGATGAAGTTTGGCATGCTCACCTCAACTACATTCAAGTTCTCCGCCCGTACTATCTCAAACGTGATCGTGGGACTAGTTGTGATGGTCCTCAGCGCGTTGATGATCTCAGGAGTCACATTGTCGATCTGCAGCTGAGCTTTCGGCGGTTGATCGCTAGTTGAATCTGGCAACTGAAGTTGAAACGGGTATGCATAGTACGCTTGACCTCTAGATATGATATCTTGAGAGTTTGAGCAGACACGTATAGGTGTACTTATACTTGGATGCGAGATAGTGATCAGGACAATGAATCTATCCGATGTCTCGGAGTGGAATAGCGCCTGCCTAGCTTGTGGTGAAATAGTCATCGTATCAAGCTGCCTTTGCTTCTAGTTCTACTACTCTTTGTGTCAGCTCTTTGATTGCTTCGATCAGAAGTGCTGTCAGCTGGGAATAGTTGATGCCATACTTCATGTCAACCTCTATTTCTTCAGCTGTAGATTTTGGGTCTGGATTCTCTATGGCTTCACGCATGAGGTGTTTCGATACTACTTCCGGAACTATAGGATCGACGTCTTGTGCGATAAGGCCGATTTGCGGCGTCTTCTCGGGATCAGCAATCATATTGAACGAGACGCCTTGTAGCGCTAGGACCTTATCAAGTGAGCCAGTAAGAGGCTCGATATTCTCTTTCAGGGTACGGTCACTGATAGCTGTCCAGGTTCCTATGCCGGCCACAAAGAAGGTTGGCTTTCCTGTACCATCGAAGTTCAGTCGCTGATTACCTGCTGAGTTGTCATTAAGACGCCACGTCCCATCGCTGGACTGGCCGAAGCTCCAATTCCGCTGCCCGACTACGAGGGCTACATATTCAGCTCGGTTACCCGCGGCAGCTTGAAGCACAACCCCCATGGGAGCACCGAAAGTTGCAACGCCATTCGATCTAGTGATGATCAGTGGCTTGTCTATGATGCCGCCAGCATCGTTATA